CCGAACGTGCACATGCTTATCGCCCGCCGCGCCGGCGCTGTTATCGCAACGCATCAAGGCGAAGCCGGCGAACGGATCGGCGGCGACCAACGGGCGGAAGTAACCGGAGCCGTTCTCGCCGACGGCGGCGCCCTCGTAAATGATGTCATTGGCAATGATCGGCAAATCGGTGTCGAACTCGTTGCCGTGAATTTCCTTGATGCGGGCTTTATCCGCTGCTAGTGTCGCCATGATTATTGACCCGTTTTGATTTTGACCAGGCCGGCGGATTCCGCACGGGCAAAGGCCGCGTAGTCTTCAAATTCACCGAACTCGGCGCGCAGCGCGGCATCGGCGTTCCATTTGGCCTGGTATTGATCAGCGGCGAGGGGGGCGTCGGCCGCCGGGGTAGCGCCGGCGATTTCGCCGAATTCAATCTGCTTGGGCAGTTTGGCCAGCAGGTCGGATTTAACGGCATCGATCAACGGCTGCTTGCCGTCGCCTTCGCCGAACTCGACCACGGCTTCCTGACCGGCCATGAAGTCCAGCAGCTGGACGGCGACGGCCTTTTGCGCGGGCAGCAGGCGGCCTTCCTTGATCAGGCCTTCAGCAAAGGCCAGATGGCTGGCGTGGGCGGCTTCAGTTTTGGCCTGTTTTTGCTGTTCGGCAAAATCGGCCTGCTGTTGTTTGAGTCGGGCGTTTTCCGCCTCCAGCTCGGCAAGCCGGGCTTTGTCTTCTGCACTCATGATGTCTCCTGGGTGGGGTTCGGTAATTGCGGGTTGAGGTGAGGCATCGCTTTGCGCGGCGTCCTCGATGATTTCGTTGGGTGGCTCGTGTTCGCTGAACTCAAGGGTCACGCATTCGGCATCGTCGGCAAACTCGGCGGGTTTCAGGCCCTTGACGGCCGGGGGCTGGGCGCCCAAAAAGCCGACATGGCGCAGGTAAAACACGCCGGGCACCGGGTTGGCCGGGGATGCCGGGGTGTAAAAACTGGCGGACACTTTTTTGAAGCGGCCCGCGCTGACCAGTTCGGCAAAGGCGGCATCGACTTGATCAGGCTCGGCCTGCAAGCCGCCTTCGGCGAATTGCAGCGATTTGACCCAGCCATAAGCGGGGGCGTCGGCCTGCGGGTGACCAATGACCAGCGGCGCTTCATGCTTGGCCGGATCGTAGGCGCTGGCCGAGGCCAGCAAATCGGCTTCTGAAAACGACAACGCCTGACCGCTCATCGCGGTATGCGTGCCGGGCTTGAAAATGTGGATGGTTTTGGATGTGCTCATGGCCCGCATCATAGGCCGCCGTGAGCAGGGCGTGAATGCGTCGAACTTCGGAAGGGAACAGGGCATTTGGTCTGGTTTTTGTCTTTTGCACCTCGTCCGCCAGTTCAAAATAGCCCTAGAACGCAAATTAACGGGCAATTAACGGGGGTAAAATCTGAATCAGGTATCATTTATCGGGTGGGCGAGTTTTCGCGCCTTAAATCGCATTTTTTAGATGTTTGCCGATAATGTCCAGTATTTCGCCCTTGTCATCTTCGGAGAGGCCCAAAAACGGCCGCGCGGGGATGTCGCCCCACAAATGCGGAAACTCGTCCTTAGTGCCGCCGAATTGCTGCATGGCGGCGTATTCCATCGAGCTGCCGATCTCCAGGGTATGCGGGTCCAGCACGGCGTAATGGATCTGCTCGGCCAGGGAGCCCTCATCCACCAGCGGCTTGTCGCGGCCCTTGCGTTCGATCGTTACATCAGCGTTTTTGTCCCACTTTTGACCATCCGGACCGATACCGGTGCCGAACCGCTGTTTGGTCGATTCGGTCAATACCTCGCCGATCTCGCGCAGAGCGGGCGCCAGGTTGCCGGCCGCCCGCTCTAACGATTGCAGGGAGGCGAGCAGTTCGCGGTCATCAATCTTGACTTCTATCATGATGGGGCTATAGTCAATAGGGCAGGCTGTCTACGTGCATGGATTGGGGAACAGCAAGGCGCTTTGCGTCACCTATGTCGGTTCGACTCCGACCGGGCAGCCTGTCACTTTTATTGCACAACCTCATAAAGCCTACCCCGTATCATTTCTGCAATTGTTACCGCCGGCTGTTTAAATCCTGAAACGATCATATTCAACGGCCCCCCCTTGATCTTTTTGGGGTCGAATTCAACAGACATTTTGATGGCGCGCGAATCATCCGAGGCATAGATATAAATCAACTTACCGGTTCGTGTGTCGAATAAAACCTGCTCCGGATCACCAACCACAGAGGGCAGTTTGCGCCACTCCATTGCGGTTAGCGCATCGCCAGATGCTGTATGTCGGGCTTGTTTGCTGCCACGGATTAACCCCTCGCGAATAGCGATTTCAGCTGTGACCGGCGTAACTTGCTTGATGCTTTCCAGCCATGTCAGCACCGATGGCGCTATAGCGCCGACAATAGCCGTTCTTCCCAATTGAGGCGTAGCCAGCCATTTATCCAGCGTGGTATGCCATTGCAACGTAGTTTCAAGACCAATGGCCGGCTTTAACGCCTGCCACATGTCCGCGCCAATCGGCGCCGGAAACCGGATAAGTTTTTGGTCGATGATGTCTTTTAGCGGCGTGGTGCGATTTGCCCCCGGCGCATAGTCCCAGCCGTAATCCACGCCCTTGGGCAACACATGGGTGACGCCCTGGCGGTCGGTTTTTTCATAGCTGCCGTCATCCGGCGGCGGAAAGCCTTTGTACTCGCTGGCCGGCACCGCCGTGATTCGACAGCGGCAGCCCCAACCATTGGGTGGAAAATGGCTTTGCCAGAACGGATCGTCGTGCGGCAGTACCATGCCGCTCCAGCTTTCATGCAGCCGGCGCGGGTGGCGCACGGTATCGTTATGCACGTATTTCCAGTACGGTCGGCTTTGCAACAGCTCCGGATCGGTCAATTGCTGGTAGCGCCCGGCGGCATAGCTGGCCGACAGATTGGTGCGGTAAATCACCCGCGTCCGCCAGTCGCGGCCGGCTTTCGTATCGCTGCCGGTCCAGCCTTCCCAGCCGTGCTTTTGCACGATGCCGGCAAACTCCTTGCGAAACCACTGAATTGACTTGCCCTCGGCAATCGATTTATCCATCGCCTCGCGCAAATCGGTCAGCAGGTCGGCTTTCATCGCCCCGGCCACCACGAACGCCCGGTCGTGCGCCGCCTTCAAAATATCGTCGTAATGCTCGGTCGGCAGGTTCAGCTTTTGCCGGAAAAAGTTTACCTGTTCGGTAAAGTTTTTATTGAACTTGCCGTCACCGCGCGCGTTAAAGGCCAGTTGAGTGGGGGATAAATTTAACGGCATTAGCCGCCCTCACGCACATCAAACCGCCCCGACAACTCGGCCGCCGCAAACGCCAGCGCCATGACCTTGACCAGCTCGCTGCTATCCAGATCGGCGTAGCTGTTGAGCAGGGTGTCGCGCAGCGCTTCCAGGCTGTCGGCCTGCTCGGCAAACTCGCCAATCTGGTCGATCATGACCTTGACCGAGGCGCCGGCCTCCTGGCTCAGCTGCTCGGTTTGCGAATCGCCGCTGGTCGGGTCGATATCCGAAATCCCCCCGGCCCCCTTTGATAAAGGGGGAGTTTCCGCAAACTGGGCAGGGTTATCCGCCTGCCCAGTGTTCACGGGTAGCGAGCCGCCCGCGTTCGCGGCTCTATCGGAGGCATTCGGTTCCTGCGTGGGTTTTTCTTCATACCCCTCGCCATACTTATCCGTCACATACTTTAGGGTCGGCCTGAAGCCCATGTCGAACAGGATCTTGTCCTTGTCCGCTGCGCTCTTCAGGTCTTCCGGCGGCTCGGTCTTGCGCCACACGCGCGGCGGCGCCACGTCAGGGCCGTCGTTGTAATAGGTCAGCCACTTGGCCACGGTGCGGCTGAATGAGCCGCAGATCAGGTCCGCATCGGCCTTGATCAGATCGTCGCGCACCTCGCCTGCGTTATCCTCGCCGCCCAGGCGGCCGGGCGTGGCGTCTGTCGAACCGGGATGGCCCAGATACACCTTGGAAATCGCCGCATTCATGCGGTCGTACAGCGCGGTATAGTCGGCGGTGCCGGAGCGGGTGGCCTCCAATAGCTCGACCGTCATGCCTTCCGGGATGCGGATCGCGGTACTCGATTGAATCGCTGAAAGCGCCTGCAATAACCGGGCTTTCTCGGGGTCGGTCGCGCCGGCCGGATACTTGCCCACCGCCGTCGGCTGGCCGAACTTCTCCAGAAATTGCAGCCAGAACTTGATGCCGTTTTTCTTGAAGAATACCGGCCAATACAGATAATGGCCCAGGCCCAGCCCTTACGGCTCGTCGTCGTGATCCGCGCCGCAGGCAAAGGCCCAAAACTTGCCCGGCGGCAACGCCTCGCCGTCGGTCGAACGGGTTTGCGTGCGCAGCCGCAGCTCGCCGGACGGCAAAAAGCCGAAGCGGGCGCGATTGCGCACCTTGATATCGGCGATGCCGATCTCCGTGCCGTCGGTCGCCCACAGCACTTCCCCGACCGCAAAGCCGTACAGCACGCCGGACAGCATCTTTTGGGTCTTGTCGTCCCAGGCCAGATGCTGCTTCAAGAACCTATCCAGCCGGTCGGCGGCTTTTTTGGCCTTGCGGCTGCTGTCGCCCGGTTCCACGCCCCATTCCTTGGCGATCAGCGCCAGCTCGCGTTGCTGGCGGCAGGTTTTCACCTGGTCGTCGCGGGCGATATCCTCATAAATCGAATAATCGCCGCCCTGGGCGGCCAGCACCGTATCGCCGGCCGCCATGATCATGTTGTCCGGCAAGAAGCCGCACGTGATGTCGCGGTTGTTGCCGGCCGTGGCGATTTCGTTCATCGACGGCTTGCGGCTCAAGCCTTGCATCTCGGCGTATTCGGCCTCGGTCACGATGATGCCGCCTTGGGTTTGCACGTAGTGGGCCATGTTAAAATCCTGAAAAATCGTTATGCCCGGCCACGGTGCCAAAGCCGCGCTCGGTGTAGGTAGGTTGTGCGTCGGCCGTCACGCGCGGGCCGGTGGCCGCAAACTCAATAGGAGAGGCGGGCGTCGAAGCCGCATACAGCGCCATGAAACAGGCCCAGGCCCGGTCGGCATGGCCCGCGCTGTCGGAATCGGCGACGAAACGCGGGGTGCCGGTGGCCGAGACTTCTTTCTTGAGCTTGTGCAGGTCGTTCCGCAGCTCGCTGCTGCCGGCCGGGATGCGCAGGCGCCGGTCTTCAAAGGCTTCCTTGCCGGTGGTGGCCAGCAGTAATTTATTGGGCCCGGTAAACAGCACGCCCTCGACGCGGTTGGCACCGTGCCGGCGGCGGGCGTCTTCAACGGGCTTTTCGCCCATGCCGGTCTGATCGATCACGCAGCGCAGCACCCTAAAATCGTTAAATACCTCGGCCAATAACGCATCCTGCTCGGCAAAACTGATGCCTTTGCGGGCGATAATCTGCCGCGTCCAGAACACATCGCCGACCGCCTCCAGCACCCAGATCACAAACAAGTCGTTACGCGCGGCAATATCCACGCCGACAAAGCACGGCCCGCCGGTGTAGTGCTCGGGGGCGCCGGCCTGATCATGTTCGCAACTGTTGATCAGCTCGAAGGACAGCCAGGCATGGGCCTCGTCCAGCCACTTGAGCTCGAACTCCTGCGCCCAGGCGTCGTCGTCGGCCAGCGCGGCCTTCATTTCGATAATATCGCGGGGCAAGCCATCTGCCACGGCCTGATAAATATCGACGGTATGCCGGGACCAGGCGCTATCTTCAGAGGTGCTGAGGTCGTAAAACTTGTTGCCTTTGCCGTTGGGCGTACTGGTGATGCGCAGCTTGAAGCCGGCGGAAATCACCGGAAACAGCGCGGTCCAGATCTTGCGGCTATCCTGATGAAAGGCAAACTCGTCTAGAAACACATTGGCGGAAAAGCCGCGCGCGGTGTCGGGATTGGCCGGCAAGGCGGTGATCTTGTTGAGTTTTGACAGCACCACTTGCAGCGCCTTGCGCTTGAGGCCGGTTTCGGGGTCGTACCAGTCCAGCTCTTCTACGCCGTAGCTCGAACCCGCGCGGCCGTAGGCTTCCAGATGCCGGAACACGCCTTCTTCCATCGCTTCGCGGGCCTGGCGTTCGCCGCGTGACAGGATGACCCAGGGCGATTTACGGCCCTCGGCTTCGGCCTGCAAGACATCGTCCACCAGCTCCAGGGTCGTGGTAAAGGTCTTGCCGGTCTGCCGGGCGAACCGACCCAGCTTGAACCGGCTTTTATCCTTCAGCCAGCGCTGCTGGTAGGGGTAGAGCGTTAATGCGGTCATAAATAGGCCTCTTTGCCGTCCGCGCCGGGCTCGTAGATATAGGCCCGGCAGCGGGGGCCTGCGTAGGGGAATTCAGGGCGGGCGATGTGGCAGCGGTGACGCACGACCGCCAGGGATGGCGGAAGTGCCGCCATGACCGGGAGCAGTTGGCGGCCCCCGTCTTCCGTGGGCTCGGCCTCATAATGACGACAGGCCCAGCAGGGCGGGGCCTTTTTCGCGGTCCTGAAATGTTCGTCGCTAGACCAGCCCATACACTTCCTGCCTGACCGCCTGCAAGGTGGCCTGATCGAGTTTGCGCGCGCTCTTGCCGCCGGCGGCTTCGGCTTCGAGCTTGCTGAGCTTTTCCTCGGCCTGCTTGCGCATCTGCTCGGCCCGTTTCTCGTTCTCGCTGCTGGCCTTCTCCAGGCGCTCGATGGCGAACGCCAGCTCTTTGATCAGCTTGGGATCGGCCGGGGCTTCGTCTTCGGCCATGTGCATGGCGCTTTCAAACGCCAGGTTGCGCACGACCTCATTCAGCAGCGCGCCGACCTTGCCGGCTGGCTCGTTGCCCAGCTTGCCGATCCACATGTCGGCAATGGCGCGGCTTTGCGTCAGCTTGGCGCCGATGCGGTCCATCTTCATCGCATAGCGGTTGACGGCGGATTTGCTGACCGGCTCCTGGCCTTGTTCGGACAAAATGGCATTGATGCGCTGGGTGGCGTCCATCTGCGTGATGCGCGGATCGCGCAGCAGCGCCTGCAATTGCTCCAGGATGTCGGCGGGCAGGGTGGTAATGGTGGAGGGTTTAGCCATGATGCTTACTCGCCATGTTCATCGTCATACCAAAATCGTCCGGTTTGTTCATCAACAAATACGTTAAAGTCAAGCTCGTCACTTGTGAACGTACCAACGCCTTCACCACCTGTATCTGGCGTCCATGAAAACGTTGTGTCGATACACGTCCCAGATGCTCCGACCCGTGCCGGGAGCCAATGAATCATAAATGGCTGTCCAGTTTGTAAAA